TTCTGATTGTATCGCTACAGAAATAACTCTGCCAAGCTCTTTGCTTTGCTGTTCATCACCTTGAACAGATGATCCAGAAGCATCTACGTTTACACTGATGTTTGTACTGCCTCCTCCAAGTTTATCGTTAGGAATTATTGTGCCTGATCTTCTTGGTACAAATAGTTCTGGGCCACGTTCTCCTACTATTGAAGGTTTACCAGTTGGAGGTCTACCTCCTCTAGAAAATCCTGGTAATTTTCCAAATAAACCAGGTGCAATACCTCCTAAAATTGTATTCACACCAAGCCTTATTAACGTATTACCTATATCATTAAGAATTGCTTTTGCTGCTTCACCTAATGTTTTTGTACCCTGAATTGCAGCAGTAAGTCCATCACTAATATTAGTTGCAATTGAATTATTTATTTCATCAAAAGCATCTCTAGTCTTATTAGCAGCATCAGCTAACCCTAACATTACTTTTACAGATTTAATTTGACTATCAGTAAGCTCATCCATACTATTTAATTGAGCTTCTAAAGCAGTTAAAGTTTTTTGATTGGTTTCATCTAAAACTGCATCTCTAGCTTGAATTTGTAAAAGTTTATCTATTTCTGTCTGTAAATTTTTTTTAGATAACTCAGCTTCTTTTTCAATTTGTGCAACAGTTTTAGCAATAGAAGGATTTAATCCATCTGCTCTAAGTTGACTAATACGAAGAGTTAAAGCACTTTCTTCTTTTACTTTTTTGACTAAATCTGTTTGTTTCTTTAATGCTTCATCTATCTGAGTTCCTGCATTAAATGTAGCTGCATCACCAGCAACTCCTCCAACAGGACTACTTCCAGTTCCAGTTCCAGTTCCAGTTCCAGTTGTTAATGAATCTCCTCCTGCTAAAAAACTAGGCATTGCTTCATTAATTATGTCTTTTGAAGCTGCTGTGAGCCTTTTAGTAAGCTCATCTCTAAGCTCTCCAGAGAAAGTTAAAGCAAAAGATCCTCCTAAATCTCTAATTATTTTTGATTCAGCTTCTCTAAATGCTTTAGGGTCTAATTCTTGAGCTTTATTTCTTATTCTTCGACCACTAACAGAATCTACAAATTTAGTTGCTAAATCAATTATCGTCATAAATGCTGGAGCGAGATCAGCTTTCAGTTTTAAGAATAGTTTTCCTGCTGCTTCATCTAATTTATCAAAAGAAGTATCTAAATCTTTTAAGTTTTGCGTTGCTAATTCTCCAATACTTTCATTTAATTGTCTGTTAACAACTTCTAACGCTTCAAATTCTTTTCCAGCCTCTAATAAAGTAGCAACTTGCTGTTTTACAGCATCATCTACTTTTATTCCTGCATCAGATAAAGCATCTAAAGCTCTAGTGGGATCTTTTAAAGCATCTCCTACTTCTCTAGCACTAACAGCAAATTGTTGTATTGCAGTTACAGCAGAAGTCGCAAGTAAACCTCCTGCAAAACCGCCCATAGAACCACCAAATGCTGCTCCAAGTCCACCACCTATTGCACCAGCAGCACCTACTAATGGGCCTTGTCCAAATAATAATGGAAACGCACCAGAGATAATTGCACTTTGTCCAATAGTGGCTGCTCTTTTTCTTGCATTAGCTTGTGCTGTTTTAGCCTTTTGTTGCTCCGCTTTTAGTTGAGCTAAAGTTTGTGTGGTTATTTTTTCTTCTATGCTTAATTCTTTTATTGCTACTTGTTGATGTGCTTTTGCTAAAGTAAATTCACCTCTTTGTGTTGCTAAAGCTGCTCTTTTTAAAGCGTTGCTTGCTTTTTCAGTCTTTAATCCTCTTTCTGCTGCTCTTGTTATTTGATCTCCTATATTACGAGTTTTTACCATTAAGGCACGTTTTCTTTCCTGTAGTTTTTCGGCTGCTTTTTCAACTTTATTAGATTTATCTTTAGAACCTCTACCTGTTCTATTTAAATTATCAACTTTTGAACTTACTTTATCTAAACTTGCTAGTAATTCTTGTACTTTTTTTAAACCTTTAACATTAACTTCTATATCTGCTCTTGCCGATTGTGCCACAACTAGAAAAGAAAATGTTACTTTATTCTAGCTTATCTCCTACGTTTTGCTTTTTCAAATTCTTTTTCTTGTTCTTCATTTAACACTTCAAAATAACAACTCCAACCAATAAGCTCATCTAACGTCATATCTCTCACTTCTTTTAAATTCTTACCTAATTCTTTAGCTACACCAAATTGAAGCATCATTAGATTATCTCTCTTCAACTCAGCAGTTAGTCTTTTGGGTCGATTGTCTCCTCTTCTTCTGTAATAACTGCAAGCATTAACTTTTGTAAATCGCTATCTTTTACTTCGTTTTTTAATACATCAATTTCTCCTGCATTAAAAAGTTTTCTACCAGTTTCATCTATTGCTTTTGCAAGTAATAATTGCAAAGGAAAATTAGTATTATCATCTTTAGAAAGTCTTTGTGCTCTCTCCCTCTCTGCCATTGTTAATGGTGTTACATACATCTCAAAAATAGAACCATCAGATAATGTAACTTCTTTTTTTACAGGTTCAAGATTTGCAGCTTTTCTTAAACGATCCAATGCTGATAGATTGCTTGCCATAAAATAAAATCAATATATTGATATTCTAATGCAAAACATGAAAAAACCCCAGATAAACTGAGGTTCGTTAACTTATGCTAATTTAAGTTGTCTTAGATAGGTCGAATGTAGGAGCAGCACTAGGTCTGAAGGCTATCTCTACAAGTTGTCCATCATCTGGGTTTACGTTGAAACTTGCAGATGTAAGAATAATATCTGCCAAAATTGATCTACTTGCGTTTTGATCTACGTTAGCACCACTCATCTGACGATCAATGTACAATCTTACCTTTGCACCAGCTTGCTGACGTTGGATAACATCTTCAACCATTCTGCTAGATAGAAGTGTGTCATCATCTGTTGAATAAACACTAGCAGAACCACTACCATCAGCAAAACCTGAGATAAAGGTTCTAAATGGTGCAGTTTGAGTGACAGTTTGACCAATACTTGTTACGTCAATTTCTGCTCTGGTTATTTCAAAACTCCACTCTCTTACAGATCCAACAACTAATGGTGCTGTAAATGTAATGCTTGCAAGCGTTCCAGAAAGAAATGTTGGTGCTGCTGAAGCTGTTAAAGCTGCTCCTCCTGCTGTTGCAGATAGAGTCATTTCTCCAGTAGAAGCATCATAAGTTTTTACAAAATGATCTCCTGCTGCAATACAGTTAGTTACTGTTGATCCTGCTGGATATGCAAGTGTTACTGTGTCATTCACCCTGTAACCCAACTGTGTACCAACATTAATTTGTGTTGTGTCTCCACCTGATCCAGTAGGAAAAGAAGCAGCAGCAATTTGTGTTGAGCTTGTACCAGCAGGAGAATAATATAACGCTCCCGAAGTACCCGATAGAACTGTAGCCATGATTAATAATTCTAAGGTTTGAACATACGGGTACTACCCGATATGTCTATAGGATAGCGTGAATTACAACAAAGATTCAAGAAATTACTGTAGCTTGAAAATTTGTTTCGATTGTTGATACAAAGAAAGGTCTATCATCTTCAAAACTAGGCCCAGTTACCTCTCCAGTTCTTACATAAATACCACTTGTAGGTTGTCCAGTATTATTTATTGTTTCAATGGCTGTAAAAGCTGTATTAATTAATGTTTGACTTCTAGCTGGCCCTTTATCCTTTTCTGCAAAAGCTCTAACAGTAATAATTCCTCTTACATTATCTAATGAAGAAGTTAAACCGACTTCAGTTGTTAATCCAAATTGAACATTTACATAAACAAATTCGCTGTCAGCATCCGATACGACATCGCCAAAGTTATCAAAAAATACTGGTACAGCAGGAGATAATGCTGCGTAAGCTGTTTTGATCGGTGTTTCAAATTTTGCTCTAATTCCTTGATAATTCATTTTAAAAACCTCCTTTTACCTTTTTTAACAGCTTTACCAAGCTCAAGTTTTATTGTTTGATCTAAAGTTCCTCCTTTTGTAAAAGTTTTAAACCAATCTAAAGGAGCAGTTCGACTAGAAAGATACTGTGGATCGCCACCTCCAATATCGCCTCTTTTTGTATCACGACCTCCTCTTCCTGCTCCTCTTTCTTCAAATTTTGCCTTACCTGATGAAGTTCTAGGTTCTTGACCTATATCTTTTATACCACCTTTACCACTAACTTTTCCTCTTCTAAATCTTGTTAATTTTTCGTCTTGAGCATATTCTCTGCTGTCTGCTAAATTTCTTATCTGTATTTTTATTTTATCTCTAGAAATTCTTCCTTCTCTGATAGATCTCACATTCATTTTTGGAGCTTTTACAGGTTTTGGATTACCTGGTCTACGAGTACCTGTTGATTTTTCATTTCCTACTTGTATTTGCCACGAATTTGAATACCTACCTGTCCAAGATGGCCCTTTAAATTGTAACTCTCTTACTAAATCTTCTGCTGAAGGTAAAACTCCTTCATTTAATACTGTTGCTGTCCATCTAGTAACTTCTTTTTTTAAATCTGGAATATCATTTTTAGGTTTTGCCATTTATTGTGGCCTCACTATAACTGTATGCAAAATAGGATTATCTCCTCTAGATGTATTGATACTAATAATTCTTGCAACTTTAGTTACTCCATCTTCTGTATATTGAATCCTATCTTTTATCTTTGGATAATATGTTCCTAATTCTTTATTACCAAAAATAACTTTCAAATCAGTTGTTTGGCTCGTTCCTTCATAAGTCGATCCAGAAACACTTGATATTACTGCTTTTATTGAAACAGTAGTATCAGAACCACTAACAACTCCTGTTGTAGTGTTGTAAGTTTGAGAAGCAGCAGTCTTAATGTAAGTAACACTAATACCAAACGAATTTAATAATTGTTCTGGTAAACTCTTAAAAGTGCTATCTATAAGTGACATACTATCCTCTTACTACCCTCATTTGAAAAGCTCCTGCTCCACCAATCATATAGCTTCCAAGATAACTTTGTAACCAAGGGTAGACATCTAAAATATTATTTATTGATCCAGTTCCTTGAGTAGCTACATTATATTTTACTTCTAAATCTCCTAACTTTGCTTCTGCTATATTACCTTGATTACCTGTAGTTCCTGTTATAGCATCTGTATCATTTGCCAAAGCTCTAGCAAGTTCATATTGTGCATATTTAATATTATTAGGAATTTTAGAACAAGCTAGTTCAACACCATCTACCTGATAATTATTTCTTGGAAACTTTAATGCCTGTCCATCATCACATCTATCTCCATAGTAAACAAAGCTGTCAATCCATCTTGTAGCTGCTATCAATGCTCTGTTTTTTTGATCGACAGTTTTATTATCCCAAGTTGTTGAATCTGGAACTGTTTCAAAATAACTATTAGCTTCTGTCAATGTGACATAACTATTAGCATTTTCTCCTTTAACAGTTGCATTTATGGTAGCTGCCACGATTTTTAAGTAATTTTAGTTTTATTGTAGCGTAAAGAAAAAACCCCACCAATAATTGATGAGGTTTAATGACCACCAGTTTAATACTATTAAGAAATATTAGTTGTATCAAGTGGTGAGTTAACAATGATCTCAACGATAGGAATCAAATCAGCATCGTATGTGATACCCCAGTTATTTGAGTTACCTAATTGAGCGTTTGTTGGGTTGTCAGTAGCAGATGTCCACTTAGTTCCCATAACGTGATAAGCACTGTGGTAATCAACAGACATAACATCTTGCTTAGAAAGAATGTTTCTATCTGATTCAATGCCTAATGGTGATTGCTCTCCTTCAAGGATTGTTCCTGACTTAATTAAGAAG